CTTACCTCCTTTTTTTTGTTGATTTGCTGCGTGGTGTTTTGCTGCGTGGTGTTTTGCTGCGTGATGTTTTGCTGCGTGATGTTTTGCTGCGTGGTTTTTTTATTGATCCCGTCTCAATTCCATACAGCAACTTCATAGCTTTCTTCGCGGCATCGTTTGACCCGCACGTTTGTTTAACTTTCCATGTACCACCCTTCTGATGATAAACTTTGTTCCCGATTACTTTATACGGCATATTATTCTCCTCCTCTATATTAATCTAAGCAATGGCCACAAAAGGCATAAAATCGTTAACACCATCATTATTAATATAAGCGCTGACAATGATTTCATAACATCCTCCCTTCTTGTCTCCCTCATAAACCTCACATACCTCACATACCTCACATAAACGCTTTGTTAGGTGCTATATGAGGTCGATTTATGCTGTTAAGCCGAATGAAGTCTCGCTGAACCTTATCTATAAGTATCTCAGCCAAAGCTCCAAACGTAGCTGCTCTCTTTTCATCGAATGTAGTTTCCCCTGCCTTAAGATACGCACGTTTCAATATCCCATACGGTAACTCATTGTGATACCGGGAAGGAAGCTCAGGAGTCGTGGCGCCAAGATTAGCAGTTGTGAAGGGAGTAACTTCGGTACGTATCACAGTCAGATTAACATCAGTTCCGGCTATATCTGCATCAGGGGGAGGATAAAAGCTAATAGTATCAGCCTTATAATCCAACACATATTTTGTAGGAATATCAGAAACAACATCATCAGTACGCCATAACGGGTAAGCCCTGTCCATATATTCAGTAAATCTCTTTTTCAAAAAGGTAGTCTTTCCATCTATCCGCGCTGTTTTAACTTCAAGTATTCGAGAATCCAAAGCATAATCAATCTGATCTTCAACCAGCGTGATATCAACAACATCAGCCGTTGATACATCCCTTATATTCTCAGTCACTCGGTCAACATCATCGAGAGTCGTGTTCAGATGATTAACAAGTTCGGTATCAGTCCATTTATACGGCCTGACCTCATCATCAAGCATCCTCCTGACTTCATCCAATATCTCTTGTCCTGTCATATCCAGCCTCCGTTATATACTCTCTTCTGCATGATCTCTTTTACATACTATCTTTCAATGAAAAAAGAGGGAGGGGACACAATATCCCATCCCCCTTTGTGTGGTAACTCTGCACTATTTCAAGGCTATTCTTTTTTGACCTTGCTTTCTGACATAACCTTAGCCTTTGGTTTAGGCTTCGGAACGCTGTCAAAAGCACCTTTGGTTATTAATGTACCAGTACACGAAGGACATTCCTGTATAGCGACGCCCCTTCCGTTGTGAGTCTTAACGATTTTGCCGCACACGATACATTCCCTGTCGGCATCTCTACTAACATCTTTATCAACAATATCAATAGATTCGTCCATAATAAACCTCCTTTACGCTATCTTTTTTAAGTTATCACCAAGACCTCGGAAAGATTACCCTCACCAATAGTAGTGGTAACATGCGGTCTTGCCAGATAGACATAAACATCATCAGCCGCATTCGTAATGGCTGTAACCTTATGAAACTCACATCTGCTATCAAGCATTGCAAGCGCGGTAGACCCAGAGGTAAAATTAAATGCCTCGTCAATAGAAGTTGCCATATTTGCGCTCAACACTATGAACCTGCAATTCTTGAAGTAGGCCATGGTAACGCTTGAGGTATTCTTGAAGTTCACAAACATCGAATCAGAACCATCCACAAACATCCTGAAGGTACAATCCTCAAACGTTGCCGTTACTCCAGCGGCCAATTGCACATTGTAGTTAGCTGCATTACGGGCAATAGAAGAATCGCCAAACATGCAGCCTTTGAAATATGCTTCTGTGCCAGTAATATCCACACCAACATAAGACGCATGATCGGCCTGGTCAGCATTAAACGGTCCACCGAAATGAACATTGTGGAATGAATTTCTTACGCCAGAAATCAGCCATCCAACATAATCAGCCTCGGCAGTTCCATGTTGAGTATATAAATTAGCAAATTGATTGCCGTATCCAGATACCGTCAGAAACGGAGAAAAAGCCGTACTCATACCAATACGTGATCTGTGATGCTCATTTATTCCCCAGTGAGTACCTATGAAGCTACCCAAATGCTTGGAGAAATCATGATTTGCGGCCAGACTAAGAGCTGACGCACTCGGATACAAAAACATCTGGTCGTTCTTAAGCGATGTCGTCAAGGCATAAGCTGCCGCAAGGGACTTTAGCGGTGTCTTGGCAGATCCATCATTACCATCAGACCCAAGGGCCGCATTCATAAACACTTTTCTTCCACTCGTGGGAACACCCGGTGCGCCTCCACCAATAATTGAATCAACGTTAAGAATACCTACACTCAATTCTTCGTGTCTCATTTTAAAACCTCCTTGTTATTCGGGTGGTATCTGCTTGCTCACACCCTACCAGGTTAATGAAAAAAAAGGGGAGAAGAAGAAAAGGGTATGGAACTCCTCCTCCCCATGCCATTTAATCATAATCACAATCAATCCATGCCACGTAGACATCAAAAACAGCCTTCGAGACATCTGAATCGGTTGCAAAGGTAAGATCCAGCGTATCAGCGGAATTGTAAAAGATACCATTAGTGGCCATATAAGCATCAGTTATTGCCGGAACAAGCCATCCAGTCGCGGCAATAGAAGTGGCAACCATAAAACCAGCAGCAGAATCCCCTGTACCAATCGCTATTGTACAAGCAGCATCCTCTTTTGTGGTGACATGAACCCAGCATGCCAGAATCCAGCAGGGATACGGAATATCCCATATCTGCATTACATCAGAAGAACTTCCATCAATAGTTGCTCCTAACGCTGTCTTGGCAGCAGGCATATCAATATGGATTTTACTCACATTGACAGGTACTCCGCCCCAAGGTTTTCCAACACCAGCACCCTTATTAGGGGTATCTGAATCAAACGTATAATCATGTGTCGTAGCCATGTTATTTACCTCCTCGTTTTCGTTTAACTTTCTGTTTTACTTCTTATTCACTCCACTCATCTCGTTTACTTCCTGCTTACTTCCTGCAATACAGCGTGCCAAGAGCTTCGGGTTTTATAACTTTATACCCATAAACCTGAAGACCTCGAACAAGGTCCGCAAACGTTGTTTCTGCTCTGAGCTGTTCTGTTTTGGTAATCTGGGAAGCAAAAGTAAGCGCAGAAATGTGCCCGAACATTGAGTAATAACAGGTTACTGTATCGGATACCGAATAGAGAGTGTTAGAAGAATAGAGGGTAAACCTGTCAATTACACCCAGGCGCCCATTACGAATCGGAGACTGAGGATCTCCAGTAAGGGAAGCATCTTTCAAATCAGACTTTTTGATAAGACCAGCCATCCACGCCGGAATGACAAACCATCTTTCGGTCTCGGGAACATTCTGCTCATCAAGAATAGTACCGCAATCCACGATATAATCGAGAACATTGGCCTTTGTGATCTGAACAGGAGAACCAGAAGTGCCGATATCAAACGATGAAGATTCTTTACCAGCAGTTGCGCCAGTATTACTCGAATCCATATCATCGTAAATATCTTCCCAGACCTTCGTTTCAATGGTGATCTTCATTTGCTGTGCGGCATCACCAGACCAGTTGTCCAGCAACTTAATGTCGGACTGGTATAAATCAATGTCATCACACTCAAATGCCCAATATTTGGCTTTGTCGATAAGCAATTCAAGGGGGGTGGACTCGGGATTCTCATAATCCAGCTTCTGCCCCTTGGAGTAATCATTGATAGTTATTGTGGGGGTAGATCGAATAATGACCGTATCGCCCATTTCCTTGATCTCGCCCTCATAATCCGTGTTTGAAATTTCAGCCAGGCACGTTGCCTTGTAAAACTTTACAATCATCCTGCCGCTCCAAATTTCAGGTATGAAGCGACTTGTGCCTGAATTTGTATAATCAGGATAGCCAGCGGCTCTTGCAACTCCCATGATAAGACCTCCTAAGTTAATTTAATAAGCTTAAGAAGTCGTATAAAATTAAATCTTCCCTGAATCTTATAGACCTCTTAGGTTACTCGATTTTCCTTAATGGCTTTATCGATTCCCCTGCTTATTGCATCGGCTTCTTGAGGCCTGTCTTCGTATCTACCCAGAGCAACATCATTATAAAATGCCTTAATGAAAGCTCTGGATACAAACTTTTTCTCTCCCTGTTCAATCTTAACAGCCGGAGACGGTGCAGCAGGAGGATTTAACGCCGACAAATCTTCTTCGGCGACAATAGCTCCGGGAACCTGTTCCGGTTGCTTTTCATTAAGAAATGCTTTAAAAATACCAATGGCTGTTTCCGAATTACGTGAAGCATGAGCCCTCTGCAATAAACTAAGGCGTGTCTGTCCCGAAAATGGTTCAACAACAGACAGCCACTTCATAAACTCAGGATCTACATTGATTGTCCTCCAGTTGTTTACAGCATTAGTCATGTCATCTTCAAATCGTTTAAGCCTGTCGGTATTAGCTGTTTGCGCAAATCCATCTATCTTAGTAGCAACAGGGGTAATAAAATCATCGGCAAAGCCCCTGAGTGAATTTTTTACAAACACATCAACATATTCAGCGACTTGTGGATACTCATCTTTAAATTTAGCTAAAGATGCGACACCTTCATCGCCAATCTCAAAAGAGCTTGGGGTCGGAGTAGTATTTTCTGTGGGTATATCCATTGCGGCAATAACACCCTGAAGATTACTTACCTCCGCAGTAAGTGTTCTTATCTGCGCTGAAAGAGCAGGAACCTCACTGTCGTACTTACCCTGGAGAACACTATACTTATGCTCCCAATCATCAGATTTTACAGGAGGAGGATCTGCTACTGGCTGATCTACAACCGGCTGGTCTACAACCGGCTGATCCATTACCGGAGGCTCATCACCTACCGGCATATTGCCCAACGCAATCATTTCTTCCTCGGTCAATGTATCTGCCGGGGGAGTTTCAAGTTCTTTAATATACTCTTCCTGTAACTTATTAACATCCTCTTCTATCTTTTCGACCTTTCTTGATTTACGAGCCATAATATTCTCCTTTGTGGTCTTCGCTCTTCCTTCATGAGTCTGTTAAGATATTCATGATACAGCGAGCCATGATTTTATGTGTTTCAAACTATAATAGGTTATTATTCACAATGCAAGGTTTTTTTATCATATTACTTTTTCATTAACGCACTTGTTTTATCAGCACTGGACTTAGAACTTCCAAAGAAATACTGAAGTACCTGCCCAAACCCTGTGGCAAGAGCGCCAAATAACATGAAGACAACACCACTGGAATCAACAGGCAATGGACGAAAACAAAGTAAGCCCATTAACCCAAAAAACCCAAAAACCACAGTCCATGCCAATACATATAAATTCTTGTCTGTCTTTCCCGTAACTTTCTCGTGTTCTATTTGACGCTTTCTTGCATCAGCTACATCTTGTAATCTGATCACTTCTTGTTGAACAACCAGCTTTTCCAGTTCCACTTTGCTGTTTATTTCCAGTTCCTTGATTTTCAAGAGAGCATCTGGATTGTTTCTCAATTCATATTCTACTGAGGCTGAGTCTGCCTCAACACCTAATGAATCAGCTATGAGTTTAATTGCTGTACCAGCCGCACCTCCTACAGGTCCTCCAAGCAACGATCCTAACAAGGGAGCAACATTTGTAATTTGTGCTGCAATATTTTTAAAATCCATCCTACACTCCTTTTAACCTATATTTATACAACGTTTTCTTTCCTTAATCTCCTTTTGCTATTTCTTTTTCAGTTAACTCAAAATGTCCGTAATCTCGGAAATTCTCATCCTGGAGCTTGGTATTCTGGTTCCAATCCCCGCCCCAACGTAATCCTATCCCTAATGTGAAGGCTACCCCCATCACAAATCCAGCGAAGTATATGAAACGCGGAATATTCCGCCAATCAACAGGATAAGGAACCGCATCCACAGCATTTACCAGATCAAAGGTTTCGTTACCATCTTCATCCGGGGGCGAGTTGTGTTTGCTGTCCGGGTATTGTTTCTGTGATAACTTTTCCCTGTATAACTTGTTCTGGAGTATCTTTCCCCGGCGCCCATAAATTATTGTATTGTCAAAGAATTCTACAACACGCAAGAATATCATCTGTAACTTCATATTACATGTCTTTAATCGTTCCATGGATCTCTTGGAATACTTAGGCATATTATCTCCCCCTTCTCTTTGATTTGTGGCGATTAGCCTTACGCCGTTTAGATAATACATGTTTACGAACCTTAGCTTTATGATGCTTTTTGTCTGTCGCCATATTAAATTATCCTCTCAATACATATATCTCCAGTAAGACTACAACAAGGACCATACCACCACCAACCCCCAGTCTATTCGTATTATTGCAGCGCCCCTCTTATCATCCAGATTTCTACTGGTATCAACAAAACTAAGATGATCCAATACTTGATCTCGACTTCAATCATCCTTGCCTTTAACCCTTTTGAGCCGTTACCGTAAACTGAGGTTTTAATCTCCCCCACAGTTTCCTTAATGTATTTGAGGTCTTTTCTTATTTCTGCCAGTTCGATTTCAGTTGTCATTTTTCTGCTCCGTTACTTTTCTTTGATATTCAGTTCCGTTTCTAACTCTGCCATTTTGGTATTATATGCGTCTATAACATCTTGAGTGTGCAACTTATCCGCAACAGCCTTACTTATCACATCCGCCTTTGATGGATCATCTCCCGGCATTATCCAACTTCGGTGATATTTCTTACTTACTTCAACACCGTCATCAAAGATTCTGGTTATCCGCCTGACTGATATTCTGCCAAGGTCATCAAGGGTTCGGTCATAGGTTACTATTTCCTCAAGTCCTTGTCCGGCTGACTCTTTTTTCTCAACTGCAAAATCTGCCTTGACCTTGCTATCAGTTATCGCCTCAACAATATCCTTTGAAATATCATCCCAGCCTGTCATGTCTTTTGTGTCGGCAGGAGTTACGGGGTCTGAATATTTCCGGTCAAGCATCTTACCTTCACCATCTTGGTATTCGGTGACAATTCTAAGTTGAAGATTGCCGTTTTCGGTTACCGAGTGGTGATATTTCATTTCTTTTTTCATTTTGAGTCTCCTGCCTATTGTTTTTGTATTTTATTTTTCTATATAAAATAAACCCCTCCAATTATAAATAAGGTATTTGCCTGTACATCACTTGCTAACATAGCGGAACTACCAGCAGCAAATTTTCGTATTGTTAATTTAGTTCCTCCAGCAGTACAATATCCCTGTAATGATGTAGTTGCGGCAGCAGCAAGTCCATCACTATACACCGAAAAACCAAACCTGTAAGGCTCTCCACTTCCCACTGTAAAAGGCAGCCCAGAAATCTCAAACTCTCCAACTGGAGATGAAACGGAAGCAACATTTATATGTCCACTGAAAGATACTTGACTCCCAGTTTTTACATATCTACAAGTTACATTACTTCCTGCTGTAATAGTACCGCTGGTAGAAGCAACAAAAGCTGCTGTCCAAGTCCCCTCCTCATAATCATCCAGCGTATTAGGGTCAGAACTTGGTACGGCTGTGGCGGGGAAGGCGATTTGACCTGCTGTTCCCCATTCTACTGCGGTTCCAGCTGAGTTCATTTTGAGTAGGGCAAGAGCATCACCCTTAGCAAGCCGAACTAACTTACCAGAAGACCTTTGATAAATATCTCCATCAGCATCTGAGCCTACATCAATACTTAATGGATTTTCTAATTTTCCTGTTCTCATTAGTTTGCTCCTATTTTACCATCTCGTTCTTCTCTTGAAGGTAGTGTAACACTCTGTAAGGCAGCTAACTTATCAGCCTCTGTCAGTTTCTTAGGATTCTTGTCTGTGTGTTCAAGAATAGAAGCATCAAGTCGCTGCCTGAGCTTATTGTCGATTACGTGTTGTAGCCACGGCTGGATTTGCCCTTCTCCAAGCCACGATTCCAAAATTCTTTTTCCTTCGTCTGGTATTGTTATTATGATCTCCATTTTATTCTCCTTTAGCAAAGCAAAGTCCCTCCAAAAGCCGTGTTAACAATTTGGACATCAACGACTTTTGTACCGTAATATACATTTATCCGCAAATATGCAGTGTCATTTGTATCCATATCTACAATTGTAGAATAAGGAAGCATAAAAATATCACCACCCTTGATATTTGCAGCGTTCATATATA